TGTAATTGTTGATGTGGCACTAATCAGGCCACCAGTTAATACATTGCCACCGGTGATGTTGGCTGATACCGATACAACTGAACCCAAATGACTTGTGCCAGTTATAGTACTAGCCGCACTAACAAGTCCACCAGTTAATACATTGCCACCGGTGATGTTGGCCGCACTTGTAATTGTTGATGTGGCACTAATCAGGCCACCAGTTAATACATTGCCACCGGTGATGTTGGCACTAGCCGATACAACTGACCCCAGATGACTTGTGCCAGTTATAGTACTAGCCGCACTAACAAGTCCGCCAGTTAAGATGTTACCACCGGTTACATTTGCACTTGCGCTTACTACTGATCCCAACAAACTTGATCCGGTTATGGTGCCAGTAGAACTAATCAGTCCGCCTGTAAGTACATTACCACCGGTTACATTGCCTGCTGATACGATATTACCCGATGCACTAACGATTCCAGTTACATACTCACCTGTGCTGGCGTATGTTGCTACAGTTGTTCCGGCAACACCAACAGTGACATTTGCACCAGATGCCACAGTAACATTACTGGTACCGTTGATAATTTGTGATCCGGCACCTACTGTGATACCAGTTAAGGCAGATCCATTACCGATAAAATAATTGCCAGCAATATTTCCAGTTGAGCTGACCAATCCACCTGTGAGTACGTTGCCACCTGTGATGTTAGCACTTGCCGATACAACTGATCCTAATACACTTGAACCAGTTACAGTACCTGTTGCAGATATCAGTCCACCTGTAAGCAAATTACCACCTGTGATGTTGGCCGCACTTGTGATTGTTCCAGTAGAACTAACAAGTCCACCGGTAAGCAAATTGCCACCTGTGATATTAGCACTAGCACTTACAACTGAACCCAATACGCTTGAGCCGGTTACGGTGCTGGTTGAACTAACAAGTCCACCGGTAAGCAAATTGCCACCGGTAATGTTACCAGAGGTACTAATCGGATTGGTTCCCAATGCGGCCAAATTAGCTACCACATTAGAATTGCCATATGTCGATGGTAACCCAGTTAATGCGGATCCATTACCGATAAAATAATTACCAGTAATATTACCAGTTGAGCTGATCACGCCACCGGTTAATACGTTACCACCAGTTACGTTACCGCTTGCACTAACTACACCGGTCACATATTCACCTGTAGTAGAAAACACAGCAACATTGCCCGTGCCACCAACGCCTACAGAGACATTGCCACCTGAACTCACAACCGTCACATTTGATGTGCCATTGGCAATATTTGCTCCGCCACCACCTCCACCAGATATACCAGTTAATTGGGATCCGTTGCCAATATAATAATTGGTGCCGATATTAATATTGCCAGTAGTACTCACGCTACCATCATTGCCTAGCACTACTGTTTCAAGTGTGCCCGTTGTGTTTGATTGGAATGTGCCGCCTGCTGGATCAAGGTAAAACCATGATCCTGTACCTATGTCATATGGTGACACAGGAAGTGTGACTGCATTGCTGTATTGCATTTGCACATAGTCATACCCTTGCACAACCATACCATTATTGTATACTATGGGTGTGCTCACAGCACCTGCTATCACATTGCCCGTGACGCTGATGCTGTTGCCCACACTGGTGATTACATTAGCACCATCAACTTGTAGCGTGTTACCTGTTACATTGAGTGCAACATTGGCAATGTAAACGGTGCTGTTAGATACATACAAACTTTTCCACTGGTTACTTGCATTACCAAGACTGTAAGTAGCATTGCTAGATGGAATGATATTTCCTGTGACATACATTCCGCTAGAAGCAAATACTGCCACATTGCCAGTGGCACCAACTCCCACACTAACATTGCCACCAGATGATGTAACATCAACGTAACTTGTACCGTTTTCAATCTTTGTACCGCCCGAAACACTTATACCAGTTATTAAGGCGCCATTGCCCACAAAATACTGCCCGTGTACATAAGCAAACGGAGAAGTATTTGACCCTAAATCATATACCCCGGCTGTGCCCGGAACGATTGTGCTATTTGCTTGAATATCGCCAACTCCGTTGGCTTGAATAACGAGATTTTGATTGGTTACAGTTGTGGTAATTGTATTACCAGAGATTTTTACATTGGTCCCTACTGGGCCAGCTGTGTATATTTCTGTAAAATTTTCGTTTACTGCTGTAAACGCTTCGCGCAACGGTTCACCAGTACCATCGTTGGCATTAGCTCCGGTGTTTATTATTTGTTGTGCCATGTAAAAATCAAGTCCTTAGCACTTATTTAGCACTAAAGTGAGATTGGATTTTTGGCTAGATTTTTGCAGAGATAGAAAATTTATTTTGAAAATCTGCTATAGACTGATGTGTTAAATTGTTCACTCCCAGTAACTCTTTTATTTCTGCTGTGGTTTCTCCAACAACTCTAAAAAAATTAATGTTGGGATAATCTTTTGCAATTGTTACCAGTTGTCTAATCCAATTGCCAGTATATGTAGGGGCTCCTGCACTTTTCCTGTAAAATTCGGTGTCAGCATAAACGTTGTTAAATCTACCAATCCCAGTAGGACCCATATCGAATCCCAACAAATAGATATCTCGAGCACCATCTTGTGCGGCTTGTGCCACTGCCACTGGCCCCGAACTAAACCCAAAATATTCTTTTGTGATCCGCCTTGCACCAGTATCTGGCAAGGGTTTGCGAGTATAGTGAACGTGACCTTTACTATAACCTTCTTGTTGTATTCTTTCACTGATGGGAGTGTCTGTGCTGATCAACACATCGGGTTCAAATTCACGGTATATGGCATTACAGCCGTACACACGCCCGTGTGTTTTTAAACGTGATAGATCTACACCTCGACGGCTGATCCCATTACCTAATACAAATGCCACAGTCATAAAAATCCCCCCAGTATGTAGCTGGGAGGATGCGGTTGGGTTAAAAAATTAACTTGTAACGCTGGCCACTTGTGCCAATTGCAATGAGCCGTTTTGTGATTGGGCACCTGCAACAACTTCAGCGCCGGACCATGTGACTGTGCCTTCGTCTGTGAAGAAGTTGGTTGGGTAGAAGTTTTCGCTGGACTGAACGTTGACCCCAAGGTTACTGTCAGCATAGGTAGCATAAGTCATGCCGGTCCAGTCACGCACCCATTTGTTGGTAATGTAGCTGGCATACACAGCAACTGAGTCACCAACACTGTATCTAATGCTCATGTAGCCAGCACTTGCGCTGGCAGCATTTTGAAGCACACACACACCAACTGGATACACTGTACCGTTGCCGGCACCCACTGCCAAGGCAGTAAACACCTTGCCTACTGCGGCTGTGCCACTCATCAAGGTACTCCAGTCACTGGTGCCCAATGACACAATTTGATATGCTTGGCCAACAATAAGACCCACGCTGAGTGCTGTGGTTGATGCTGTGTAAGCAACCAAGAACTTGTGTGAGCCTTTTTGACGTATAATTCTTCCTGCGCCCGAACCAGTGGTTGTCGCATCTGCCAAAGTTATGTTTACCACGCAAGCAATTTCAGGATTGGTTGTGGTTGCAGTACTGGTAGTGGGTGATCCGCCTACCACACCCAAATATTCAGTGTCGCTAAGTGTGTCAACACTGGGATATACCGGTGCTGTCAAACTGCCCATGTTTGGATATCCAGCGTCAGTTAAAATGCTGTTGTTTGTTTTTTGTATTTTTAGAGCTCGTCCCATTTTGATTTCTCCTTATAGAAGCCCAATGCGGGTTCTAGCCGCTACGCGGTGGGGTCAATCGCCGCATAAAACACCAAATTGTGTTGACAAGTATTTAGCAGAAATGTAAAATACCCTGAGCACATGGCGTAAATATCCCTATGAACCAACAACAAGCAGACTTAATCGAAAAGGGCAATCAACATCGAGCCCAGCATGAACCCGAATTGGCATTACAGTGTTATGCCCAGGTCATGATCGAAGATCCTGACAATGCTCCGGCATTTTGCAACTATGGCAATGTGATCCGTGAATGTGGCTATCCCGAACGTGGTGTCCCGTTTTTACAAAATTCAATTGCAATTGACCCCACAAACATAACCACGCAATTCAATCTTGCTGTGTGTTATTTGATGATGGGCGATTATGTTCGTGGTTGGCCGCAATACGAAACTCGTTGGCAATTTGAACACTTGGCCGGTACTGAGCCAAAATTTGCACAGCCACGCTGGCGCGGAGAAGATTTAAAAGATAAAACTATTCTCGTGGTAGGCGAACAAGGCCACGGCGACTGTATTCAGTTTTCAAGATTTCTTTATAACTTGCATGAACGTGGTGCAAAGATCAAACTGCAAGTTACAGATGGATTGATTCCACTGCTGGGTGCCAGCAACATGTTTGAGTCAATAGGTCGTTATACAGATGACATGGGTGCATTTGATTACTGGGTACCCATCATGAGCATCCCGGGCATACTAGGAGTCACTGTGGACAACATCCCAAGACTGCACAACTATCTCACTGCTGATCCCGGGCTTGCACAGCAATGGTTACATCGTTTGGGAGCAAAGAATCGCATGAGAGTGGGAGTGAGCTGGAGTGGCCGAAAAGATTCCTGGATACATCAACACAAGAGTGTGCCGTTCTCTGTGATACTTGAAATGATCAGATCATGTCCACAATACGAATGGATCAACCTGCAGATTGATGCCAGTGAGGAAGAAGATCAACAGTTGGCCGAAGCAGGGGTCACAAGATATCCTGGTGCTATCTCCAGTTTTGCAGACACAGCGGCCTTGATGATGCACCTGGATGTTGTGGTTTCGGTTGATACTGCTATCAGTCACTTGGCAGGTTCACTGGGACGACCCACCTGGATCATGCTCAATCAATACGGACTTGATTGGCGTTGGTTGTTGAATCGCGATGATAGCCCCTGGTATACCACAGCAAGATTATTTAGACAACCCACACGCGGTGACTGGGCTAGTGTGACTCAAAAGATTACAAAATATCTAAGCTGGTACAAAGTTTAGCCAACAAAAAACCCACCAAAGTGGGTTTGTTGCCTTCCCATCTCACGGTGAATTTTTCCTTACAGAGTATTTAGTCGGGCACGGCATTTGTCACCGTGTCTATCGTACCACCCCACTGCTATGTCTCGCGCACAATGAGCGCAATAGAGTTTTTGTCGTTTTTGTCCAGTTTGTGATGCTATTCTACGTGCCAACACTTCAGGATCAACTTTTCGTCCCTTCATTCTTTCACTGAGCTTTTGTTTCTGTTCGTCAGTCATGGGCACACCTTTGTTATGTGCCACTTGTTTTCCTTTTTTGGCTTCGCTGATTTTACGTCTGGTTTCTTCTGACACTTCTTTGCCGTATCTTCCATTGCCTTCTCCGGACTTGAGTGCAGACATTAGTGCCCTGTATTCAGGGGTTTGATTTTTTGAATTTACTTTAGGTTTTCCCTTTTGTGATTTACTCAAATTAATTTTATGCTTGTCTGTCTTTGGTTTGTCTTTATGATAGTTGCTGATCTTCTTATTTGATTCTTCTGTAGGAATAATATATCCTGCTATATTTTGATTAATCCAAAGATTATTAGTCAATACTTTACAACGGCGCAATACACGAGGCTCCCAGGCGATAGCGGCTTCTTTTGTTTCAAAAATTTTCCGTATTTCTACAACAAAACTATCTACTCCAGTTTCTTCTATTAATTTTTGAACTCTTGGACTGCTTGTGAAATAATGTTTCCACAGATCTTCAGTTGGCTCCACTTTATTGGCAGTTCGAACGCCGTAATAGACTTTGCCAGTAGGAATATGTTTGATTAGATAGGTATAAGGTTTCATATTGTTATTTAGTTTGAGAGTGCAATCTCAACGTATAACAATAACACAATTAGATATTTTTGTCAATAAAAAACGCCCCGAAGGGCGTTTTGTATATCTTCTAGATAAGAATAGTTCTTAACTAAACGACAAATTGCTCACGGCAATTTCTCCAACATAATCTCCGGCATTGCCGAAAGACGATGCGGTATTGGTGAGCTCGATGTAGCCATATCTTGTCATAAATGACACAACTGGTTCAAATGTGCTAGGATCCAACACAACACCACTTGACATCAATGGGATGTATGGGCAGTAGAATGCAGGAGCGTCTGCTTCTGAAGAACCTTTGTAACCGACCAACACAGGTGTTGTATCGCTTGCATAAGAGTCAACAAACACACGCATAGCGCCGTTCAATGTACCAACAAACTTGGTGTTTGTGGGTGCTTCGAAAGTGCCTTCTGTGGTTCTAGCAAATGCACTGGTTGTTGCAGATTGCAACACTGTGAGTGCGGCTGAAGAGACAACAGCCCAGTTACCAGCACCGCGACGTGTGCGCTGTGCGATCAAGTTGGCCACACGATTGATCAAAACAGCCAATGCGGCATGTTCGTCACCAACGAATGTAGCAGTACCTGAAACGGTTGCCTGGTTGTATGTGAATTCAGTTGCAGCCAATGAGCGCAAGCTGAGAAGGATTTCTTGGTCAATCTCAGCTGTAATCTCTTGGGCCAACGCAGCCATGATCTCAGCTTCTACGTCAATGCCGTGCATGGCTTGTGCATCTTGTGCAGATTCAAAAGTCCAGCGAGCTTGCAACTTGCGTGTGCGAGCTTCAACTGCTTGCTTGAGAATTTGTACAGAGATTTGCTTGCCGCCTGTGCCTTCCATGACTGCTGTTTGACCACCAGTATAGTTGGTAGCAGTAGCAGTTGCTTGGGGCACTGTGGAGTATGCTGTGGCAATTGTGAATGGACTCAATGCTTCAGTACCTGCTGTGACGCTGGTAGCGGCTGCACTTGTGTCTGTCAATGCTTGAGCATAACGCACACGCAATGTGTGGATCTGTCCAACTGGACCAGTCATGGGCTGAACGCCAACCAACTCGTTAGCAATAACGGTAGGCATAACACGACGGATAACTGGAAGAATCACACGGTTTAATGTAGCGATATTGCCAGATACTGTGGAACCTCCTGTTGCGTTTTCTTTCAAATACTTGCGTGTATTCTCAAGGATAACGCTCATGCTGTTGCGCTTGGATCCGTTTAAACCTTCAAGCAATGCTTCTTTGGTCTCGCCCCAGCGGCTTTCTAATAGTTCTTGTGACATTTAAGTCTCCTTATTTAATTATAACCCTGCCAGGCGCTTGAGGTCGATCACATTACTGCGGTCTTCCTGCTGACTACTTGGAACAGTTTTATCCCCAGTGGATACGGATACGTTTTCTGTGATCACTTTTGAGGCTTTCACAGAGCGGTCTTCCAACACAGCTGGTAGATACTTTTCAAAGGCGTTTTTCAAACGGGATGTTTGTACGCTTTCGAGTAAATTACGCATAATATCTTGTTTCTCTCGGTTGAGAGGAGCAAGCAACATTTCCATTGTGCTGTCACGCTCGTTGGATTCTTTGATTATACGTATTTCACGTTCTTTGGACTCCACAACGACTTTGGCTCGTTGTGCGAGTTTGATGGCTTCCGACAATTGCTGTTCACGTTGTGCCAATGCTGAATACAACTTGCGAACTTCGGCTTTCTCATTGAGATGAGTAGCACCAAATTCACTTGCGTATGCTTCAAAGATACGA